GCTATAAAATATAGAAATACAGATAAAAGAAAACCTCAGATTATACAGACACAATCTTCTACATCTGTTGACCCTAAATTAAATAAAGGAAAACAAATTAGAAGAGATAAAGATAATGTAAAAAATGTAAGTGTTGGTATTTACGATGTTGATTCTGCATTTAAAACATTTTTAGAAAAAGATGTAAGACCAACTGTTGAGGATGACGGAAGATATTTTCCTGTACCTGTAATGTATGCTTCACCTGAAAAATGGGCAAGTGCACAACGAGATGGTTTTATGAAAGATGATAACGGAATGATACTTACACCCGTTATAGTTTTTAAAAGAGACAATCTTTCAATTAATACAGAACTATCAAAATTAAAAGTAGCACAAAATGAAGACGCACATCAATTCTTTGAAAGAAAATATACAAATGTAAATAAGTACGACCAATTTTCAGTATTAACAGGTGAAAATCCTAAAAGAGAATTTATGTCAGTAGAAAGACCAGATTATGTAGACTTACAATATGAAGTAATAGTTTGGTGTGATTATATGGAACAAGTAAATAAGGTCGTAGAACAAATTGTATTCTTTCAAGGTAGGTCATTTGGTGAAAGATATAAGTTTGTAATTAAAGGTGATTCTTATAGTTTTGAAACTATCGCAGAGATGGGTCAAGATAGAATTACTAAGGCAACAATATCATTAGTAGCAAAAGCATATATTGTGCCAGAGTTTGTTGGATTAAATAACAATACAAAAAGAACAATATCTATTGGAAAAGTATCATTTACTGAAGATAAATCCCTTTCAGGATTAAAAACAATTAAAAAGAGTGGTAATGAATAATTTTTCCATATTTATATAAGTAGAAACATTAAAATTTAGAGTTATGGCAGAAAAAGTATTAAAAAGTTTTTCGGAAGAAGAAAAAAAGAAAATTACTGAGATTCAAAGTAAAGTTTTAGCAATCACTTCAAGATTAGGTGAAATACAATTGGCTTATTTATCATTTGAAGAGTCAATGAAATCATTACAAGAAGAGAGACAAGGGTTGGTAGAAAGTTACAAAGAATTAGTAAATGAAGAAAATGAGTTAGCTAAAGTGTTAAGAGAGAAATATGGTGATGGGACATATGATGTTCAAACCAATACTTTCACACCTAACAAATAAGTACTCGTTTTCAAAATTTTTAGGGTATTTATATAAAGGTAAACCCAAAAATTATATTTAGGAGAAAATAATGGCAGAAAGAATTGTTAGTCCAGGTGTATTTACGAGAGAAAAAGACCTTTCATTCCTACCTCAAGGTATTGGTGAAATCGGTGCAGCACTTATAGGACAAAGTATAAAAGGACCAGCGTTTGTACCAACCAAAGTAGAGTCCTTTGAAGAATTTACGCAGGTATTCGGTGGATTGACAGAAGACTCATATTTACCATATACTGCACAATCATATTTAGAAGACGCAGGAACGGCAACTATCGTTAGAGTATTAGGACAAAGTGGTTATTCTGTTGAACCTTTAGTATTAACTTTATCAGGTTCAGGTATAGAAAACCAAGTAGCAGCAGTAATTCATCCTACTACAAAAGTACCATTTGGAGCAGTAAAAAACTCAACAGGTTCGTTTGATAATTCAAAAATAGTAAATATCAACGATGCGAGTACTACTATATCAGCTTCACAATTCGCACTTTTTCTAAGTTCATCTGAAGCGTTACATTCTTTATCAGGAAGTGCTAACACGATAGCAAATGGTTTCGCAACTGGTTCTATGAACCCAACTGCCAACAATTACATAGGAAAATCATTTGGTCCATCTCCTAAAAGCGACAACAGACATGGTTTCCTATACTTAAACTTTAAAACTTATCAATCCGCATCTTTTGCAACAGATTCAAATGTAAAAGTTGTAGTTGATACATTTAGAACAACTGACTATACAAAAGCATATTCTGAAGCAACTACTCCTTATATTATATCACAAGATGTAGCAGGTGTTACTAGCAACTTATTTAGATTCCATACTTTGTCTCATGGTACACCGACAAACTATGAATTTAAAATCGGTATTAGAGATATCAAGCCAGCTAATGAAGTGCCAGGTTCAGACTATGGTACATTCTCAGTAATAGTAAGAAGAGTTGATACGGCTAAGATTCCTAACTCAGTATTTGGATTTAATATTCAAGATAGTGATGTTAGACCAAATATAGTAGAAGAATTCCAAGGTCTTAACTTAGACCCTAATTCACCAAACTATATTAAGAGAAGAATCGGTGACAAATATCTTACTGTTGACGCAAATGGTAAAGTTAGTTCAAATGGTGATTATCCAAACGCATCTAAACACATTAGAGTAGAAGTTGATAGTGATGTAGATAAAGGTTCAATTGACTCAAGTCTTGTACCATTTGGATTCGCAGCAGTAAAATCACCACTTCATAGTGGATATACACTTCCATCACCAACTTATGTAACTGACCAATCAATTTCAAATGAATTTAACAAGAGAGCATTCTTAGGTTATTCTTTTGACTTTGGTTCAACTGATAACTTAAACTTCTTGAACCCAACACCAGATACAAATTCTGAAACTGTTGGTTCTAAGTTCTTGTTAAGTAATTGTACATCAAATGGTAGTACAATCGGATTGACAGATGGAATTATAGACAATAAAAAATTCTTAGTACCATTCCAAGGTGGTTTCGATGGATTCGCACCAAACAGAACAGTACTTACAGGACAAAACATTGTAGCAGGTAATATGCAAGGATTCGACTTATCATCAGCAACGGCAGATGGTACGGTTGCATTTAGAAAAGCTATTAACGCAGTGTCAAATCCTGATGAGTATGATATGAACTTATTAGTATTACCAGGTGTTATTAATAGATTACACTCATCGGTAACTAATTTTGCAAAAGATATGGTAGAAGATAGACAAGACGCATTCTATGTAATGGACGCAGGTGCTTATTCAGATTCTATCGCAACAGTAGTTAACTCACTAAGTTCATATGATTCAAACTATGTTGGTACTTATCATCCATGGGTTAAAATCCTTGATACAGATAAAAATAAACCAGTTTGGGTAACACCAAGTGTTGTATTACCAGGTGTTATCGCATTTAATGACGCAGTTGCAGAACCATGGTTCGCACCAGCAGGTCTTAATAGAGGTGGTTTATCAAATGTAATCGAAGTTAAATCAAGATTGACTCACGATGAAAGAGATACATTATATGAAAATAGAATTAACCCAATCGCTACATTCCCTGGACAAGGTGCAACAGTATTTGGTCAAAAAACATTACAAGCTAGACCATCCGCACTTGACAGAATTAATGTAAGAAGATTATTAATCGCATTGAAGAAGTTCATCGCATCATCTTCAAGGTATTTATTGTTCGAAAATAATACGGCAGCAACAAGAAACAGATTCTTAAGTATAGTTAACCCTTATTTAGAATCAGTACAACAAAGACAAGGTCTTTTCGCATTCCGAGTTATTATGGACGAATCAAATAATACACCAGATATTATAGATAGAAACATCTTAAAAGGAGAAATCTTTATTCAACCAGCGAAAACTGCAGAGTTTATAGTACTTGATTTCAATGTACTTCCAACAGGCGCAGCGTTCCCTGAATAAAAAATTAGATAAAGACTATTTATTAGAAAGAGAAATAGGAGAATTAAATGGCACAATTATTAGACCCAAATGAAATAATGTTCACCAACTTTGAACCTAAAATGTCAAATAGGTTCATCATGTACATCGAAGGAATCCCTGCATACTTGGTGAAAACATCAGCCAGACCAGAAATTCAAAATGGTAAAGTTACCATTGACCATATAAATGTTAGAAGATATGTAAAAGGTCGTTCTGAGTGGCAAGATTTAGCAATCACTTTATACGACCCAGTAGTCCCTTCAGCTGCACAAGCAACAATGGAGTGGGTAAGACTACACCACGAATCTGTAACAGGTAGAGATGGATACTCTGATTTCTATAAAAAAGACATCACATTTAACAGTTTGGGTCCTGTTGGTGATAAAGTAGAAGAGTGGACACTTAAAGGTGCATATATTCAATCTGCAAACTTTTCAGACATGGATTACGCAGGTGAAGACTTAGCAACAGTAGAAATTACACTTACTTACGATTACGCAATACTACAATTTTAATATTTGGATTGTAAATAGAAATTACAAAATGATTAACCCACCCCAAAAGGTGGGTTTTTTATGCTTTTTTAAAATATTGCGTTAATAATAGTCCAGTTACATATATATTATAGTACAGTACAACAATAAGATATAAAACGAGTTTTATTATGGCAAAAGAAAAATTAGAAGACGAGTACCCAGTTTCCGATAAGGACATGGTACAACAAGCTATCAAACAACACGAAGAAAAAGAAGTTCGTGACTATAAATTTCCTACGGAAGTTATAGATTTACCCTCAAAAGGTCTTATATATTCAAAAGACAACCCACTTTCAAGTGGTAAGGTTGAAATGAAGTATATGACTGCAAAAGAGGAAGACATCCTAACCACACAATCATATATTAAGGACGGAACAGTCTTAGATAGACTATTTCAATCACTAATCATCGGTAATGGTGAAGGTGAACCTATAAAATATGTAGATTTAGTTACAGGTGATAAAAACGCAATCATGATTGCAGCAAGAGTTCTTGGATATGGTAAAGACTACAAAGTAGAAGTAGAAGACCCATTTAGTCCAGGTACAAAGCAGACCGAAACAATCGACCTTACTCAGTTTGGAAATAAAGATTATGATGGTTCAAATCAAGTAGAACCTAATAAAAATGAATTTGAGTTTACATTACCAAATTCTAAAAGAAAAATTACCTTTATGGCGATGACTGAATCGAAAGAAAGAAAAGTTAAACATCAAGTAGAGGCTCAAAAGAAGGCAAATCGAAAATTAAAAGATATGACTTCAAGAGAACTAACTACAAGGATGAAAAATATGATTCTTTCAGTAGATGGTTCTGACGAACAAAAAGACATCAATCATTTCGTGGACAATGAAT